GGAGAAGATTGTAGTAGTGGATGCAGAGGAGATTGTTCTGGAACTTGTACAGGAAGCTGCAAAGGGACTTGTAAGGGAAGTTGTCTAGACGGATGTTTATCAACTTGTAAAAATACTTGTAAAAATACCTGTTTAACAACTTGTTTAAATTATTGCAAAGGTACTTGTATAAATTATTGCTTAGGTACTTGTAAAGGAAAATGCGCCAAGCGCTGTCAATCAACTTCTAATGTTCCACCAGTATTATATTATTGGTCTTGGAGTTTTGGAACTAATTCTGGAGATACTTTTTCTCTAACTGCTTCTGAATGGAAGAGTTATCTGAATTATATCAATTTAGTTCGGTATAATACAGGAGATGGAGCCATTAGTTTCAATACCTCAAATATTCAAACTGGGAAAAACTTTACTAGCAACATTTTTAATGAAGCTCGAAATGCTTTAAATGGAACTACTTCTCATGGTACTTTACCAGATGTTGCTTATACTGGAAAAACTATTTATGGACAAAGCCATTTTAATAGAGCTAAAACTAGTATAAATGATGCTGCTGCTGAAGTATACGGGCAAGGAGAGCCAAATAAAGATGATTATGGTCAGCAGACCAATGAGGCGGTATAATGGAAATAAAAGCAAAAGAAATATATAAAATTATTCAAGATTTTAGGGAGTTACAAGAGAATAATTTTTACAACCTTCCTCTAAATATAATTTTGGTTTTACAAAATAATTTTTCTATTATAAATAATTTATATACTATTATAAAGCAAACGGAGCAAGTTATTTTAGAGAGAAATAATTATCAAAATTACGGCAAAGAAATAGAAGACTTGATGGAGACTTCTTTTTCTATAAATCCTTTATTTTTTGAATATTCAGATATTATGAATATAAATATTCCAGTTTCTACTGCAAGTACAATTATGTTATTTGCTAAGGAGGAAAAATGATTGTTACTTATAATGATATAAACAATATTGGAGAAAAGTTACGCGAAGGGAAATATAATTTACAACTAAAGTATGCTCCAAAAACTGCTTATAAAATTAGCTATAATATTTCTCAGTTATATCTTGCTTATTTTAAAGTAAGTAAAGAGATACGCGAAAATTTTAGCTCTGTGGAAGAAAGTGAGGATAAATATGATGAATTTCAAACTTATCTCAATGAACATACTTTAGAAGTAACTTTTAAAACTATTGCCTTAGAAGAGCTAGGAGAAAAAATTGATATTGAAAATATGGAATTATATCGTTTAATGATAGGAGATTCCAATGAAACTAATTGATTTCTATTCTCTCTACTATCTCCTCTCTTCTTATCTCGATAGCTCACTTCCTGCGCGAGCATCATTTGCTATTGCAAAGTTTATAGTTTCAAACGAGTCAAGTTATAAACTTTATCTTTCCAAACGCGCAGAGCTAATTTCTAAATACGCTGATAAAGATGAAAAAGGAGAACTTATTATAGATGGAAATGGCTATAAAGTAACTCCTGAAAACATGGTTCTGCTTCAAAAAGAATTGTCCGATCTAAATGACTATGAAATTGAACCTGTTCAACTCACTCTCTACTTTGAAGACCTTTCATCTTTATCTCTTACTCCGCGCGCTTACTCAATCTTAATCCCCTATATATCTGAATAAACTAAGACGGTAAGTAATTACTACTTACCGTCTATTTTTATTCATAAAAATGTTTAGAAATTGTAAAGAAAATTCAAAGTTGGTTGTGATTCGCGCATTTTTATGTAATTTTCACCTCAAATTCCCTCTTATATATAGAAGGGTAAAAGGAGGTAAACCAAAATGGGACCACAAAATATCGCATACCCTGGTGCTCCTAAACAAATGGGGCAGAACGCATTTCAACCACAGCAATACTTCCCTATGCCGCAAGGGAATGTATACACAATCGAACAGCCAGAGGAAGTCAATAGTGTTCCTTGCGGCACTGGCGTATCGGTAGCATTATGTTTAAACAAAGGATTGATGTATATCAAATCAATTCAAGGAGGCTCTCCATTGTTTTGGGTTTATAAAATCAGTCCAGCAATGGAAACGCCGTCAGTTCAGAAGCAGGAGAGAAAGGAGGAGACCGAAGACCGAGTAGCTAGACTCGAACAAAAAATTGATAAGCTACTAAAGGAGGTAAATGGAAATGAATCAAAGTCCCAATCTAATAAACTGGTTATTGACTAATCAAATGGGCAGCGCGCAGAATGTGGGAATGCCTATGATGCCGCAGATGTCTATGATGTCACAAAATCAGCAATCACAACCACCGATAAACCAATCGCAATTTCAGCAATATGCTCATAAAATTACAGACGATAATTTGAAGCAGTTGGTTGTCCAAGCCCGCCAACAGGGAATTAGTGAAGATGAAATCAAGCAAGGCTTGGAATTTATTATGAATATGAGATAATTCAATTCTCTATGCGCGCGGAGGAAAGTTTTATCTTGTAATATATATTTTTGGAGGAAAGAGAAAATGGATGGTAATATGACTCCTGCCGATATTATGGCAATGACTAAGGATGATGATGGAATGGCCAATATTTGGAATAATCCCTTTGTATATCTAATCTGGATTTGGGCTTTCCGTATGTTTGGTAATGGTTTTGGTAATGACGCCGCAACCCAGAGTGCTCTTACTCGCGCAGACCTTTTTGAGGGCTTTAACAACCAAGGTGTAAATGATAAACTCAACGATATTACTACTGGTCTTTGTAACAGTTTTGCTACTGTCAATAGTAATCTTTGCCAGGGCTTCAACTCTGTAAATAGTGGGCTTGCTGAAAATCGTTTTGCTCAGCAACAGTGCTGCTGCGAGACAAAGCAGGCAATCGCAAATCTTGCTGCTGAAAATTATCGCAATACCTGTGATATTACAACTGCTATTCATAGCGAAGGCGAAGCTACTCGTGCGCTCATTACCGAAAACGCTATTCAGGCGCTACGTGATAAGCTTGCTGATAAGGACCGTGACATTCTTTATGCCAATCTTCAGCTTTCTCAGAAAGAACAGAATGAGACTCTAATTGATGTTCTGCGTCCTGTCTCTCGCCCCGCATATATTACCTGTTCTCCTTATACCAGTGCTAACAGCTACTGCGCGAACGGTTATAATGGTGGCTGCGGTGCCTAAGCCTTAGGGCTTAGGTATCGCTCCGATAGGGAGGTTTAAGCTATGTTGGAAATTTTTACTAATACAACCCAAACCTTAGCACAAGGTAATGCAATCAAATTTGATACTACCAAATTTTCTGATTGTAGAATGAGTTTGAATAGTGCGGGGACTTCTATCACTATTCGTACTCCTGGGCGTTATTTAGTTAGTTTTGATGGTATTGGTGGGAGTGGGACTGCAAGTACTGCTTTTACTATTCAGATGTATGTAAATGGTACCGCTCAACTCTGTGCTCAAACTACTAATACCGTAGCAGCAGGGAATGATAAAGCGCCATTGAGTTTCGTAACTCTAGTTCAGGTAAATAATTCTTGTTGTTCTGTAAACAACAATCAAACTCTAACTTTTGTTGCTCCAAATGCAGTTAGTGGCACTATAACGCACGCTAATGTAAGTATTATTAGACTGTAATTGGAGGTGGTCTTTATGATAGACACCTCTTGTTGGACTGTACAAGATATGTATAGTAAAGTTATTACAATGCAAGCTAAAAACATTATGAATCACTCTAACCTTGTGTGTGTATTTTCATTCTTGAATTTAAGAGGATACAAAGCATGGCAAGAACATCAACTCTATGAAGAAATGGAAGAGAATTTATCTCTAAAAAAGTATATGATAAATCATCAACATAGACTTTTCAAAGAAGAAAACACGTTCACTAATGAGTTGGTGCCAAGTGAAGTATATCGAATGGACAGAATGAATGTATCAAGAAATGATAAACAATGTCTGGTGCGCTGTTTATTTGAAAAATGGAAAGAGTGGGAAGAAGAAACTAAAGAAGTCTATGCGGCTTGTGTTGAATGGTGTGTAGACTCACAATTAGCAGATAGTGAAAAGTTTAAGGACTTAATGAGGGGAGTAGACAAGGAACTCAAAGAAATAGAAACACATATTATCAAATTGAAGGACTTGGATTATAACCTCTTAGAAATTATCATGCTACAGGACGAGATACACGATAAATATGTTTGGAAAGGAAAGGGGAAAAAGAAGAAGAGGACACTTAGTGTGTCCTCTTTTTCATTACCAATTTATCATTACTGAATTTTTCATTGTGACATTTGCGGCATAACGGCCAATACATATAGCATCTGCTTCATCATTAGTGACTGTGATATCATACCAGTCTTTGACTTGCATTTGAGCATTACGCTTTTTGTCTGTACGAGTTTTACCTTTGATTTTACAATACTCGCGCCAAGTGCTTACATGAACAACCTCGCATGGAATATTACGTTCAAGACAAAGATTGATTAAAACTCCTTGAAGATGAGCAAGAACTTTATAGGTAGTGACTCCTATAACTTTATCACTATCTTCTTCTTTTCCTTTGACTTGAAGCTGAATATCTTCAAGTTGGATATGGTCCGGTTTCCAATTAGAAATCATATTACTAACCCAGTTTTTGACTTCAGCTATGCGCGCGGCTTCATTTGAAGCATTGGTTTTATATATACCATATTTAATAAGTTCTTGACCATCAAAGATGGAATAACCCGTTAGATTAGTAGCTTGGTCAAGCGCAAGAATACGAGTCTCTTTTGTCTTACGTCGATAACCATCTTTTTGGTCTTTATAGGGATTTAGTTTACATAGTGGGCATTCCTGCCGCGCGCGGAAGCGTTTGAGAGTTGTATAGACTTTATGACCTTCTGGACACATAAATTCCATTTCGGTATCAAGATTTTTGTATTCTTCTGTTATTAGTTTCCATCCTAAATTGGATACTTCTTGATTAACAGATTCGATTGTGTTTTTCACTTACTTCACTCCCGTAGATCCAAAGCCGCCATTGCGGTCGCCTCCAATCTTGGAGATATCGGGAGTTTTTACAAAGAGAGCAGTAGGTACTTCTTGAAGAACAAGTTGGGCAATGCGGTCTCCCTTGGAGATTGTATAAGAAGGACCATAGAGACAAGTCTCTGCGCGACCGTCCCCAAAATCTGTAATAGCCGGCGCGCAGTTATGGAGAATGACTCCAACTTCATCTCGATAACCGGAATCAATAGTGCCTGGTGTATTAGCGACACGAAGGTGAGTTCTTAAACTAAATCCACTACGAGGACGGACTTGAAGTTCGTATCCTTCTGGAATAGCAACTTTGAAACCGAGAGGAATCAGTTTAGTTTCGCCTGGGGCAAGAGTTATATCAATAGTAGAATATACATCCATACCAGCATCACCATCATGAGCATAAGTTGGAATTTTTGCGTCCGGATTACAGATTTCGATGGGGATTTGAATTATGCGTTTATTTTTGTCAAAAGAATCAATAATGGCATTGTATATAATAGTGAAAAACTGACGCATGAAGTCTCTCTTTGTTTCTGAGTACTCGCCCATTTCCTTTTCGATGAGGTCATCTACTTTATTGAGTTCTTCAATGTACTTCTCTTTAGTGAATCCAGTTTGCTTAGCAACAGTATACCAATAAGATTGGTTATCCTTACGATTTGCGGCTTCGCGCATAACATCAAGAACAGCACCTTTAATAGTATCAAATTCTTCATCTGACATAATTAGCATTGCGCCAATCATTTCAAGGCCATCATCTTGGAAAATTTGACTTGCTTCTTTCATAATATCCATAGTTATTCCTCCTTTATCTCTTTATTCATATATGCTTCAACTAATTCTCTAAAAAATGGAAGTTCTTCGAGTAGTTGATTACAAAACTCTCTCCACTCTGGAAGTCTGTGATCATGACGTTGGTTATAGATATTCAGTAAACAACGATAGTTGGTTGTCATGCGCGCGGTAAGTTGAAAGCCAGATGGAAGATTGTATAGAATTTTTAGATATAGGTTTTTCTTGAACTCTATTGTTTCTTCGTCTTGCGCAGTTAGACTATTATACAAATCAATATACTCTTGAACAATAGTAATAATACGTTCATCAACGTATTCATTACATTGCTTGCGCAAGTCAAATTTGGCAATACAGTGCATGGTAGATTGACTACTAACAAAATTAAGAAACCTATATCTTTCAGCTTCTATCCACGCTTTATTACTAAAGGTCAAATCAAAATTTACTACAATACCAGTCAAAAATTGAGCATGAGCAGCATTAAATCTTGATGCTTTTGTCAGTCTTTTCGCGCGGCCCCAATCTTTAGTAAAATCTGGCGTTTCATCCAAATCAGCCCTCATTGGATACCCCGCGACGCGCATAGACTCTTCTAAATCATATACTTTTATATTACTAATTGGTTTCATATTTTACTCCATCATACAAATTTGTCCAGTCGCACGAGTACGTTGAATATCAATAATTCTTTGGTTTGGACTTCCCCGCATTTTGAGAGTAATATCGCGCTTTTCTTGAATAAAAGGACCATCTATCAAACAATAAGTCATAGACAATATTGAATCTAAACGGCTATTACTGCGCGCGCAGAGTTCTTCGTAAGTATAACCAGTCCAAATATAGATTTTAGTATCTGGTTGGACTTTTAGAACTTCTTTACAAATAAGCTCAGTAAGGAATAAATTTTCATCACAAAGTGGTTCACCGCCAAGAATTGATAAATTGCGGTGAACATTATTTTTGGTCAGCGCGTGAAGTAAGTCATTTAGAGTCTCATTGGTGAATTCTTTCCCGCCATTGGGACTCCATGTTTCTGGATTGTGACATCCTGGACAATGATGAGGGCAGAATTGAGTCCAAAATGATACGCAAATTCCTTCTCCATTTACAATATCATTACCTTTAATATCTGCATATCTCATATTATTCTCCTAAATGTATGACTCTTTCTTTTATTTCTTGAGTTCTGCCATAATTCCAAAAATGGCTACCAACATAACCACAAGTGCGTCTTGCGACATTCATTTTTGATTGGTCTTTATTGCCGCAATTAGGACAATACCAATTCATATTTTCATCAATCAAAATCTCTCCATCATAACCACATTCTTGACAATAATCAGACTTAGTATTTAGTTCTGCATACATAATGTGGTCATATATGAATTGAATTACTTGAAGAACTGCTGGAATATTCCCAGTCAAATTAGCACATTCAATATAACTGATTGCGCCACCTGGGCTGAGTTTTTGGAATTTTGCTTCAATTTCAAGTTTATCAAAAGCATCTATATGCTCAAAAACAGGAATATGATAACTATTAGTTATATAGTTTCTATCTTTTCCATCAAGTTTAACAAATACATCATTACCAAATCTCTTTTTTAGACACTTAGCAAATTTGTAAGTAGTTGATTCAATAGGAGACCCATAAACAGAATAATCAATATCCTCTTCTTGTTTCCATTGAGCACATTTATCATTCAAGAACTTCATAACTTGAAGTCCAAATTCTTCTCCTTGCGCGCCATCAGAGTGAGAATGTCCAGTCATATATTTTACGCATTCATACAGTCCTGCATATCCAAGACTTGCAGTACTATAACCATGATGAATTAGCTCTGTAAGTTTCTCTCCTTTATTCAAACGAGCAAAAGCACCATGCTGCCAAAGAATAGGAGCAACATCAGAAGTAATTTCTTCAAGTCGATTGATTCGTGCACGAAGTCCTTTATGGCAAAGTTCGCAACGCTCTTCCATTAGTTGCCAGAATTTATCAAAGTCACCTTCGCTTGAAAGTGCGGCATCAACAAGATTGATTGTAGTTACACCCATATTGAAACGACCATAATATTTACTAACGCCTTGTTTATAATTCAAAGCTTTAGCATAATTTTCAGTACATCTATCAGGGGTAAGGAAGCTCCTACAACCCATGCACCCATAAACATCATGAGTATTATTAGCCGCAGAAATTTTATACTCACGCATCTTTTTAGCAGAAATATAATCAGGAACCATTCTGCGCGCAGTACATTCCGCAGCAAGAACTGTTAGATACCAATATTCAGAATTTTCATAGATGTTATTTTCATCAAGAACATATAGTAATTTGGGAAAAGCTGGAGTAACCCAAACACCCTTTTCATTTTTTAGTCCTTGAATTCGTTGTAGTAAAAATTCTTTGATGAGCATGGCAGTTTCTTTTTCATATTCTTGATTTTCAGAAATATACATACATACAGATAAGAAAGGTGCCTGCCCGTTAGTAGTGCTCATTGAATTAATTTGATAGTTAAAAGTTTGTACAGCATCTTTGATTTCTTTTACCAAATCAAGAGAAGCAAAGGTTTCTGCTTTTTCTTTCTCAAAACCCCAAGTAGTATATTTATTCACATAATACTCATAACTCTTTCTAACAAGTGGAGCAAGATGAGTAAGAGTAATTGTTGTACCACCGTATTGTGAACTTGCAACTGCGGTAATAATTTGCGTAGCAACAGTTGTTCCAGTTAGAAGCCGCTTTTGAGCTTCAATTTTTACTCCATTAATTACAGTTCCGTTATATAGCATATCTTCAAGATTTACTAAGCAACAATTAGTAAGTGCTTTTTGCGCCATATAATCCATATCATGCTGATGAATAATTCCTGCGTCATGGGCTTCACAAACTTCTTTAGGAAGTAAAAATCTTCTTGCAATATCAGTGCTCGCAATGCCTGCCATATAATCTCGCTGAGTAGTTACTACTTTCGCGTCTTTATTGGAATTTTCATTATTCCAATAATCACTCTGACCTGATAAAAATTCAATGAAAGTTTCATCAGTAGTATTTCCACGCATACGAGTTCTTTCATTTCTATAACTAATATATGCTCTTGCTACGTCCTTTCTTTTTGAAGCCATAAGGCCATTTTCTACATAATCCTGTACGTCTTCAACAGTAAGAGTATCTTCTTCTAATTCTTCAATATACCTAGAAATATTATTAGCCTTTTCCTCAGCATAGGAACTAACTTCTCCATCTACTGCGAAAAAGGCTTTTCTAATGGCAGAACGTACCTTCTCGCTATCAAAAGCTACTTCTCTACCATCACGTTTTATAACGGTTTTCATTTCATTCCTCCAGTATGTAAGTAGTTCGGATAGAATTTACTTTATTTACTTTTCAATTTCATCGCAATATTGACATTGACCATTTACAAAATGATGTTTACATTGGCGACGAAGTCCTTCAATTTCAAGTTCATACTCGCGCTCCTTCAGATTTAATACGAATGTACACTGGTCAATTCCGTCTTCAATTAGTTGATAAAGTTGATTAATTCTGTTTCTAATTTCGTCATTTGTCATAAGGCCATTCGCCTCCTTTTTTTATCAATTCTGATACATCAATTTTTGAATAGGTCTCTAAATCTTTGATTTGAATGAATAATTCTCGGGCTAATTTTCGTCTAGATTCCTCACCTTTTTTTATGCCTTTATACATAATAAAGTCATAAAAATTAGTGAATTTAGTATCCTTTGAATTATTCCATTTTATAAGTAAATCAAAGAAACTATCCAAATTAGGGTTTATACAAATACCCTTATTATAAAGTAGGAATCGCTTACTATGAAGTCTACTAAAAAAGTTACGGTATAATATCTGTAAGAATAAATCTGTAACTTCGCGCGCAGAATAAATTGCTTGGTCGTTAATACAAAAAGTTGTTATAGACGGCGCGCAAGATTGTGAGTTTAATACATAATTTTCAAATTCTTCATTGTTCATTTTGAAATCTACTCTGAAATGAGTAAAATCAGCATCAATGGGAATAGAAGAAAAGAAATTTAGAGCATTATAATCTGGAATGAATTGTGGAAAGCGCGCGGCGAAGGTTGCTTGAAAAAGTTTATCATCAAATTTAGTACATTGTAATATACGTTCTTGCCAATTTGGAGTAGCAAATATATTATAGTCATGAAAAAATACTATTTTTTTATTGAAGTCAAATATAGTATCTTCATTTGTACTTACTAATACATTATGAGAACTATATATCTTTTTTTGACGACGTTTCACTTCTCTTGTGTTACCAGTTGGCATTGGATAAATAGAACTATCAGCAACACATTTTTCTACTTCTGGCGGCAATGGTTTCCATATTCCGCCATCTATGCGGCGGCCACTAAGTTCAGCATCAGGGTGAGTAATAATTATTTTCTCCAAGTCACCTAAACAATCTTGATTATAATAAATCTTTTGGTAGAAGTCTGCGCGCTTGAGATTAGTTAGAAATTTTACTATATCTCTGTGCTTTTTATGATAAGCTGCATATTTCATAAGGGTGTAGTTTGGAGGTATCTTATCTCGATACCTCGCAAAATCTACATCATACAAACCAATTATCATGTCGGAACCTCCATACGTTCTTCTTTGATTACTGCGGTTCCATCATCATTAACATCTAGAATCTGAACAATACGGTGCCCTGGAGTATTTTTATACATCTTAGCAATAAAGCTATCGTCTTGACGAATACCAGTGATAATAAGTTTATTACCACGAGAAAACATACTTTTTTCAATTACTTTCTTTTTACCAGTAGTTGGGTCTTTCATAGAAATTTGCCGGTCATATTCACTAAATACACCATAAACTTTCACTGTAACTACGCCACTTTTTGTTAGAAGTTCAACAGTTTTCTTTTGTTTATTTTTATCAAGAACAGTACCAGCAATTTTGACTAACTTGAACATTGAAATAGTTTTTCCTTCGCGCGTAGTAAAGACTCGTTCAATTTCTGGCTCTGGTCCAAGACTTTGAAAATCAACAATACCATAATAACGGTCTTTTAGTTTAGCAAGTTCATGTTCATGCGAATAGAAACTGACACTATCCATTTCCCATTTACTAATTGAACCTTTGCAATATTTATCCCAGACTTCTTGGACAAGTTGTTCATTCAAAGTATCAAGTAATGTTTCATTATTCTTTTTGATATAAGGACGAATATTATCCATATATTTCTGATAAATATTATCCCATGTTTTCTGTCCGATTATCGCGGTCGCGCCATCAGAGGAATAACTGAGTAAATCAGTATCAAAATGAGATTGATAAAATTCAAGAGGATATTCAATCAATTTGAAGTTTGTTCCATCTTTACAATATTTTTTCAAATATTTATTGAAATTATATACTTTGATTTCAAATTCAAATTCATGTGGAATAAGATTGTGGTTTATTAACATCTGCATATTTTGAAGAGTAATACGTTTTTTCTTATCTGCAATACTATCAACATACTCAGACATAACAGTTACACGGTCTTCACAAATTGAATCAAATGCGCCACTTTTTATAAGATTTACTACTTGGGGTTTGGTTAGTTTATTCTTAGAGAGAAAGTCTGATAAATCAGAATAAGGACGGTTAGCCATAATTTGTTTTACAAGGTCTTCGCCAATACGAGTAATGCCACTAAGACCATAACGAATGACATTTTTATCTTTATCTGGCGAAAAAGTAAAAGTTGAATAATTTACATCGGGCGGAGCGACTTCAATATTTTGAACACGAATTTTACCTATTGCTGTTGCAATACGTCCATAATCGGGAGTTTTTATTTTCTTTTTCTTTTTAGTTTCAGTTTCCTCTTCATCGACATCATCAGCATCATCATCTTCAAGTTCTACTTCGTCTTCATTTTCTTCTACACAAGTTTCTTTGTCATAAATTTCTTCAACTTCTGATTCTTCTTCTTCTGGAATAGACTGACTGTTTACTATTAAACAAGCAGTATTCCAATAAATACTTGGATAATTAGTTGCAATAACAAGAGTTTGAATACCAATAAAAGAATACAAAAGAGCATGAACTTCACTAAACGAATAACTCATTTGAGGAAGCATCATTGTTTTCCAAGCATATTCACCCAATGCTTTTGAAGGGCATTGTGATAAAAATTTTTCTTGAATTACTGGAATTTCTTTGACAATTTTCTTCGCAAGCACCTTTCTAGTAGCATTGGCCTCTGCTAAAGTAAAATGAGAAATATCTTTATCCATAGTAAGAAGCATAAGTTGCTCTTGAGATGCTGGAACTCCAAAATCTCGTAAGTAATAAGGTTCAAGAGTTTTTTCTTCTTCTTTTGTTAGTCCTGCTTCATCCATCTCTTTATACCATAAAGAAATATCATTTTTGAAACGAACATATCTGTCGAATGGCCGTTCTTGTCCTTCTGGTGCAACGAGACGTAAAAGAGCATTTGCCGCAGTCATTTGCGCGGGATTTCTTGGTTGTATCGCGCGCGCAGTTTGGATTCCTATCGCGGTATTAAATTGAAAAACATCTTGAACGTTTCCAGTCGCAAGAGCATTCCAAAGACGTGTATCTTCAAGATTGATTTTTGAAGGATGAAGATATTTGTCATAAATTTCTCTTTTAGTTTTACATTCTGAGAAATATCCATCATTAGATAAAAGGTCAAGTGCAACAGATAATTTATCACAAATATCTGTAACAAGAAAATCGAATTTTACGTCGCCTAATTTTTCTCCTCTGTGCAAGTCGAATTGAGTTGTAATATCTCCATTTGGGCTTCGCATCAAAGCTGTAGTATCATATGGCGTTTCATTATAAAGATTCAAGCCAGAAGCGTGTTGTCCTCGACGACAAATAAGTCCTTCAACGCCAAAAGCGATATCTAATAAACCTGGATAGTTGTTGAATTCCTGAACTAATTGTTTTACTGGCTTACGGTCTTTTTCTTCATTGCCTTTGATACATTCTGTCAACGTCCATGAAATGCCTCTCTCGATAGGAACAAGGCTGGACATATAAGTAGCAATATCTACATCAATACCGTTTGGATTTTCTTTATTACGATAACCTCTGCAAGCACAAGCGATTGCGGCTTTAGCACTTTCTGTACCAAAAGTAGCAACTTGAACGACATTGAGTTCTCCGCGCTCTTGCCGAATCTTTTGTAAAATACGAGGTCTTTTAGATGGTGGTAAATCAATGTCAATATCTGGTAATTCCGCGCGTTCTTTATTCAAAAAACGGAAGTAAGGAAGATTCCAAGTTACTGGATCTAATTGAGTAATACCTAATAAATAATTAGATAAGAAAGAACCTGCACTGCCTCGTCCGGGACCAACAACTGCCCCGCACTCCCAAAACAAATCAATATAATGTTGGAAAGTATTAAAATAAGCAAACAAACAGTTATTCAGTTTATTACTGATATGTTTAATAACATCTGCTTCCAACTCTAAGCGCGCGTAGTAAGTTTTAGTAAGAAGATTCTTCTCTTTCATAGATTTCAAACATTCAAAAACCCATTTACGTTCTTGAATATTATCACTATCGCATAAACTATATAATATTGGATAATCTTTCAATTCTTCAATTTCTCTCGGCGGCTCGCAAGAAAGAGACACTTCTGGAATAATTGGGTCATGGAAAATGTCATAATTCTCAATTTTATTCATTATTTCAAGAGAATTATCACACATTTGTTGAAATTCTTCCTGAGAATAAAAATCTTTCAGTTTATCATATGCTTCATTATCGGTCATCAGATGAGCATCGTGATAAAAACTATCGACTTCTCTATCGCCATCTTTAGAATTCAAAAATCCTTTATGAATTTCTCTATCTGCCGCAGTATAATAGTGTGCATCTGTTGCACAAATCATTTTAAGATTATATGCTTTAGCAATAGATTTAACTCTATTATTAAATGCTCGTTGGTCTTTAGAAGAACCTGGAGCAATTTCAAAATAAAAATCATCCCCAAATAAATTCTTACACCAAATAATAAAATCGTTGATTTTTTGTTTGAGTTCATTTTGAAGTTCGATATTATTATTCTTCTCTGCTTCAATCAAAGCAAGAACTAATCCGCCTACTTCTCCACCAATACACGCATTAGTTGCAATAAGACTATTAGGATATTTTTTTACTTTTGCTTCTAGTTCAGACTTCAGAGTAGGGACTCTTTCCATACCTTTATCTCTATAACTTTGAAGCCAAGATTCAGAAGAAAGTTCTCTTAATGCTCGATGACCGATAGTATTTTTAGCAATGAGAATAAAATGCCAATAACGTTGTTTTTTCTCACGAGTATCTGTAAGATAAATCTCATTACCAAGCCCGCATTTGAAATCTTGAGGAATATCTTTATCTTTTTTCAGTTTTGCTTCACATTCAAGCCAATCAACGTGCCCGCAGAGTGCTTCATGGTCTGTAATAGTAATTCCAGCATAACCTAACTCTGCCGCGGTCTTGATAAGTTTGTCAGGTTTGTTGATGCTATCAATAAGTCTAATATTAGACTAAGAGTAATGAGTGTGACTGTGCGTCTCAAATCTCATTACAAATCATCACCTACCTTTTCCTATTTTCTATAATAATTATATCACAAAATTGTCAAAATGTCAAATATATTTCCATAAATAGCCATAAGCAGTTCGGCCCTCTCTCGCGGCTTTTGCAATTCCCGCGTGTGCTTTTCCAAGACTTCTCCCTGCGGCAGAAGCGGATTCAAATTCAGCAAGAACTTTTCCATTTTTATCTAACTGTTGTATTGCTTTTTTATTTTTCCCCGTTTTAGAAGTTTTTTCAATCTGTAATAATACTTCTTCTATATTATTATCATTTTCATACTGCCAAATAAATCCATTATAAGTAAGTAAATCGCCAGCACAATTTTTACTAATAGAAGCATTATTATATTGTAATTGTCTAGAAGCTTCAACTGCTGAAGGGTAAGTTGCAATATAATCTCCTTCTAAAGTATATTGAATAACTTTTTTACTACTATTTATTCCAATAGATTGAGCACGTCTTTGATAGATTTCTTCTTGAGTAATTCCAGTCCCTTTTAGAGCATAGCCTACCGTTTTTGGGCCAACATGAAAATAATTAGCAATTTTAGTAATAGACCATCCTTCTTGCCATTTAGAAAGAAATAATTCTATACATTCTTTATTGGCTCCGCATTGATATAAAATCCAATTATAACCATTTGGTTCTAAAGTATTATATTGAATAATATAATAACTTTCTCTTTCAAATCTTTGTTCGGTAGGACATAATTCAATTTCTTCTACAAGGAAATTTTCTTTTCCATAATATCTTATAGCAGTATGGAAATGGTCGGTAACACCATTTTTAGCATCATAACAATGTCTATTCCATCTTTTGGAAATAGTTTGAATAGTTTCTCCTATATAAAGTTTGCCATTTATTTGATTAGTTACTTTATAAATATAAGCCATATTGAATACCTCCTTTTGTTCTATTTATAAGTAGAAAAATAGATACTAAAATATATCAAAAGGAGAACTCTAAAGATTATTTTCTATTTGGAAAATTTTATCTTTTGACCGCGCGCTGTAAAGATTATAACAATTTTTATTATAACTTTGTATAAAATTCTCAAACAAGCAAGAATCAAAATCCATAAGTATTATCTAACACTTCATAATCTTCAATAAAAATTTGCGCTGTTTGTACGCCCATCCAAGTATTGATATTTGGTTTACCGACGATGTTTAGTTTTATTTCTTCATATTTATTCAATTCTTCAATTAGTTCTTTTGCGTGGAATTTCATATAAGCAACGCCATATTTCTCTATTTTTACAGTATCTTGTGTTTTCCCTAGGATTTTTATATCAGATTTTTTAATATTCAAATCTTTGATATAAATCATTGGCTCTGGATTACCTTGTCCCCAAACATCTTCATATTGCCCTAAATCAAAAATAATGTCTTTTATATCTGGTTCTGCGGCATAGCGAACGAAATTCACATCATAAATTCCTTCTCCAAAATCCATATTCTTTAGAGTTTCATCAGAATTTTCTAAAAAGTCTTCAAGATTTTTGTCTAAAATACTACAACCTGCTGCATTAGAATGACCCATTACCCATTCAAAATAACCACTATCAAGTAAGAATCCCCTAAAATCAGTCAGCGCGCAGTTACTAAGTCCTCGAATACTACCTTTGATTTCTCCTTGCCTATTACAACGAGCAACAATGGTGGGTCGTTTATACTTTGTGCTACTTCTCATAGCGACAAGCCCATTCAACTCTGATGGAAAATTATCTTCATCTGTTAGTTCAATGAATAGTATTTTATGTTGAAGTAAATCATTTTCAATAATTTTCTGGTCAATTTGTGCTGTAATTTGATCAAGCAATCGTCCTTGGCGCGCCTTTGCATTAGTACATTCTCTAATACTTTCTAATGAAGCAAAATCTTCAGTTCCTGCGGCGCCACGCTTATGACTTGGAACCATCTTTCGTCCATCTACAAAAGCCCAAAAAAGTCGTTCTTTTTCTTCTTGTGTTCCAACTCGAATCATTGCATTGATAAGAGGGACTATATAAAAAGCGACTGTCATTGGATTTATTTTATCATTCATTGAGTATGCTTGGCGGTCAATAATATCAAGGAAGAATTTGTTGCGAATGTTGGATAAACCTTTGGTAACAATATATCTGTTTTCCAATTCTTTCATATCCATCATATCACCTATTTCTGCGAGTGCGGCGAGGTCAAGATAATTATCAGCATAGTAATATCCATACTTACAATCATAATATTTCAAAAACTGATATACCATTCCTCCGCCACAAAGGTCTTTATTTTTATACTCGTGTGAAGCCTGATTATTTACAATCACACAATACTTAGATACTTTTGTTTCAAGAATATGGTGGTCAATAACAAGTGTTTTTATTCCATTCTCACCAAGTCGCTCGATATATTCAAAATCATTGCTACCAGCATCGGCAATAAGGCAGAGTCCATAATTTGTTTCGGAGTCAAGAATCTCATCAATTTTATCAGATAAGCCATGTTGTTTACCAGTGTGAAAAAGAACATCTATGTGCGCCTCCGGCGAGATTTGTTTGATATATTGATAAAGCATACTACAAGAACAATATCCATCTGTATCACAGTCGGTAATGGTAATAATATTTACCTTTGCTTCTTCTACTGCCCAATGAAGTAAACTTACTGCTTCATTTATATTGTCTAAATCAGAAGAATCTTGGAGACAAAAACTATCTGGATTCATAAAACGTTCGATATCCGTTACTCCTCGCGCGCGAAGCAGGTTTTCTCCATAGTCCTCCCTAAAATTTTCGTTAATTAGGTTATAATTCATTACGTTATTATCACTCTCTTTTTTAGTAGTTTTTCAAACACTTCCTTTCCTCTATCTACTGGACTATCTTTTAGGCTGAGTAAGCCTTCTTTGTCATATATAAAAGAGAAATTATAGTATTGTTTATATTTATTACATAGGGAATATAATTTGTTGAAATATTCCTCACCTTGAGGAGAAGCAGGAACTTCATACTCTTTATCGAAAGCAATTACTATTTCCGCGGCCTTGGTATATTTCAACAAAAGGTCAAGTTGAGTCTTGTGTAAGTTACTGCCACAAACAGCAACACAGTTATTATCACGGTAGAAGCCGTCGTATTTGAGAACTGACTTCTCCCCTTCCATGATAATAACTCTCTTTGTCTTATCTATTGCTTCGCGCGCAATATTCAGACCATATAAGTTCAAGCCAAGAGGATGAGAATACCATTTATTTTCAAGTTTTACTGGCATATATTTACCAAATTCTTCGGCTTCTTCTTTATTTAGCGCGCGGCCACGAATTCCAATAAGTTCTCCGCTTATATTATAATGAGGAATAATAATTTTGTTTTGTGAGATTGAATACTTGATATCATATTTGACCATTGACTCTTCAGTTATCCCTTCAAGAAGCCATTCTGTTGGCAAGTCATCAGAGAAGATAGAGAGGATACTTTTAGGGTAAGTAGGAAGTTGTATATCTTTATTCCTGCGCGCGTATTTATCTTTTTTAGATTTATAAGCGGGAGTAGCAAAAGAAGAAAGACTGGAAACATTAGTTAGATTAGCAAGAACACAATATACATCTCTATACCAGTCATAAGCAATATCACGAGTCTCATAGTAATGTTTGAGGAAATTGAATGGACTCTGAGGACCGCATTGTGTATAACACACAAATAGATGCGTATCATAGTAATAATATAATTTCATACTTCCATCTTCTACATTATGGCAGATAGTATTAGTAATTAGATATGAATCTTTTTTTATTACTTCTTGCGCGCCAAGTTTGTAAAGTAATGATTCTATGAGTTCTGGAGTTAGAGCATCAACTATTTCTTGATAGAGTAAACTCACAATAGACCTCCAAATAAATCACCTTTTTTGTTATTTTCTTCTACTACTTTCTCCCAATAGTATGGAGATTGTTTATCCATCTCTTCTTCATCTTCCTCTGTTTCTGTGCTTTCACTACGCGCGCTGTCTAAATCGCTATCTTGTTGTATGCTAAAAGTTTGAACTGCGCGCGAAGGGAGAGAACGGCTAGAGTTTAGATGATGAACAAATTCATCATATTGACCATAATTATCATCAAAGTTGACTTCCATAATAGGAACTTCAATTTCTTTGATATTTGAGTCTGTAACGAATACATCACTTCTACGGCAAGTGCCTAAATCGACATTAGACCAAATTTTTAAGTTAGTCCATTTACCACGACGAACTTTATAAACATCATAGACTTGAGTAGGCATACCATACTTTGCTACATAAGGAGCAATTTGGTCTCGTTGATCATCTGGGACAAGTCCACCAATCATCGCAATATCTGCTTTATCAACTATACTTTTAGAGCCTCTTATTGAGTTCTGATTCTTTATGCCTTTTTCATTTGTATCTTGACTACTATTTAACTGAGTTGCACTCATCATAAATACATCTTGCTCTACTGCTAAGTCTTTTAATGCGGTAGAAAGCATAAGTAAAGCAACATCTTCACGAATTCTTAAATCTCTAAACTCATTTAATAGTGCTGGATTAGAAAAAATATAGTCAAAAAATACGTTCTTTATATCATTTACAATACAATTTTGTCTAATTACTGATTTTACAATCTCAACAGATGGCATTGGAATTTGAACAATCATTAAATTATTCTTATATTTTTTGATTACTTCTTTTGCTTGGTCAATAATTGTTTGTTGTTCTTTTGTAAAATGCCCATAAAGAATAACATCTTCGTTGATACCTGTCAAATAAGCAACGACCATAGTTTGAATTTCTTCTTTTGCCTGCTCAGTAGCAATAAATAAAGTTTTTTCTGCATTACCTGTTATTTTCCATTCCATAGTTTCCCAACTATATCTCATTGGAAAAGCAAGATAACAAGCCTCACCAAGTAATAGCCTTGTCTTACCTCCGCCACTTGGAAAGCTAACAATATAATACTTTCCTTTCCGCGCGCCGCGAGTAACCGTATTGAAATATTTTCCTTGAAATCGCGCGCCCGCGTCAGGAGAATTTTTCAATTTTTCTAATAGTTCATCAATTCCAACAGAAATATCAGTAGTAATCGACGTATCACCCTCAACATATTCTCCCTCAACCTTATAAATCCTTCTTTTCAAACCATCAAAAATATCTTTTGGCTTCAAAGTTTCAAATCTTTGGTTGATTTCAAATTGTCTTGGATTTAGTTCATTTTCTTCATAGAATTCTGAAATATCAAACCCGCTTTTTTTCAAATCTTTCAAGCAGTTGAACTTCTTTATTCTATTATAATAATACTCAAAATTCTCCGGTGTGCTCATATCAAGAGCATCTTGTAAATAGCTAATACCATTATTCTGCTGAAACAATAAGTACTGGTCTTTATGTTCCATCAAATAATTATCTATATCAATTTCACTCAAAGTCTGAGCGCCATTAGTATAAGAATTCAGTATTGCTATAAAAATATATCTTTCAAATCTACTTTCAAAATCACTTGGTTGTAGATTATATTTATCCTTTTCACTCAACAAACTTGGCTTCTTCATAAGTGAGCCAATTACTTGTAAAATCGCATTTTTGTCAGAGAGCAATTATTTCACCACTCTTCAATGTTATAAATTTCTCTTTTCCTTTCTTTCTCCATACGAGGGACAATAAGCATAGTTTCTTTGGGTTTTTCTTTACTAATAGATGCTTCGATTTCTTTTTGCTTTTTATCAAGCATGGCATAATATTTCATGGCATCATCATATATAAAAGGAAGGATACCTACACCATCCTTAGATTTAGAATAATCTCCATGTTTCACTTCATAAAAATACTTGAAAGCCTTATACATATTTTGTAAAGTCCAACCTTCATTTTCATGCTTATTTAACATCTTACTAAGTTGGTCTTTTACTTTTTGAAAATCCATTTCTTTATGAAACTTCTCTTTGATGTACCTATACATAGCGTCAGCACATAAATGAATTTGTTCTTCGCGCGCAGAAGCATCTTTGAGAGGAGATTTTACCATAACTTTATTACGGTCTTTTTTCTCTTCATAGCACTCAACATGGTAATACCACTTTGCTGGATACTGTACATAATCATATCCATCAATACCGCCTTTAGGAATAAGTTTCCCACACCAGCGGCATTTCCAATAACCATTTCGATAATCTTTTTTATCTAACTTTTTTTCTTCCATAAGAACTCCTTTATATAGACCAAATGGGTGAGGGATTACTCCCTCACCCTAAATATTAAAGCTCTTTCATTCCAGAAATAACAAGCTCAAATAGGTCTTGCTGGGAAGGAGTAATTTCAGAAAGCTTAATGGGACGATCGAAAATCTTTTCAGCAATCGCCATAATTCTTGCTGCGTTGTTTTGGTCTTTGTCAACTAACTCCTTCCAAAGTTTTTCCGCTTCTGCCCGCACTTCATCAAAAGAACGAGCAGTTTCTTCGACCCCTTTATCATTATTGTCTACTACAGTAGCACCATGTTTTGCTTCTTCCTCAATAGCATTAGCCAATGCTTCAGTAAGTTCCTTATATCCGAATGGGATGCGCGCAGGAAGATACTTGAAGCGGCTACCTGCCTGAACAGAAGGTGTAGAACGAGTGTAAAGATAACGATGAGCTTCGCCATTCTCGTCAAACTGGACACCAATATAACCGATAATATCAACCAACTGATTGATAATAGCCGCACCACGTTTAGGAAGAGCTGGACCAATGATAGTTACATCTTCGCCTTTATCATTTTTGATAACTTTTTCCTCGCTATGGGCAATAATAATCAAACCATAACCCATAAGAGTAATCTGACGAAGAGCATCTTCAAATTCACGCTTACAAGCAGTAAAACCTTGACCCCAAGGGATGTCATTGATTTTAGTTACATTATTCTGTGTGCAGATAAATTTTTCACAAAGTTCCCATGCAATGCCAACTGTATCTATAGTGACTGTATGATACATTTCTTTGGCCTTATCACTTGCTAACTGTTTTAGAACAGTTTTGAACTCAGACCATTTAGTAATATCTTGAGCATGAATGCCAGCAATACCATTATAACCCCTCTCGAAAGCAAGAAGAAGATTATTAGGAGCCTGAGCAGCAAAAGAAGTCTTTCCTGCCTTTGGCTGACTATATAAACAAATATACTTTCCTCTGAGGTCACGGCTAATAGTAGTAGGCGTAATATTTAGAATATCAATTGCTGCCATTACCACTCACCTCTATTAGAAGCCAAAATCAGGCTTGGAGGGAGCACTAACAATGGGCTTCTTGGTCTCTTCAATACGCACCTTACGCGCGGCAAGAGCAGACTGAATATCCTTGATGTCATATGCGGCATCACCCTCAAGGCAGCCAGCAGAACCAGACTCAATAAGTAGCTCATGGACAGAAGTAGTCTTAGCAGTCTTGATAGGCTCACCAAAACCAACTTCCTCTTCAATGTACTCAGTCTTAGAAGAGAAGTTTACCTTACCCTGAACGCGAACAGTATCGCCATCATTCCAATACTGCTCAATATGATTTTTAGCATCAGGCTTAGCAACAATAAACTTGATTAAGTCTGCACGCTCACCATACTGAATAATAACACCATTGACATTCAGACGATTGGTAGGAGTACCATCACGGTCAAGCTCATCAGACTTATTACCAACAACAATGGTTGCAGTGAAAGTCGCTTCGGGCTTGCACTCATTCTTAGCAATCTTATTGATAAAACTTGCGCTGATACGAGAAGTATTTACAAGGTCGCCATTCTTAGCATAGAATACATTCTCCTGAAGAGAACCGTTCGTAATACGAACACGGTCAGCATCATCAATATTACCACAGGCCGCAATAGACTTGTAATTCTCCATAACATCCTTTAGAGAATTATAAGCAGGATTCTCTGCGCCCGCATTGGTGTAACGAGAAGCAAAGGCAGAAACAGGAACCTCCATAGTAGTTATAGTACCATTGATATCCTGCTCAACACGAATCTTGATTGTACCACGGATACACTCGGTAGTCTGACCCTTACGATTAAAAGTAGCAGTCTCTAAACCAACTTCTGAAAGAATACCCTCAATCTTCACTTGATTTTCACTAATACGCATAAAAATATTTTACCTCTTTATAATTTATTTTAGTTATTTTCTACAATTTTATTTTATATTCAAAATTTTGTAGTAGTTGGATGCGATTATAATAACATAAAAATATGGGAAGAACCAATCAATTTAATATGTGTTCTTCCCATATTTATTAGTTATTCAATTTGAATTTTGAGAAGAAAATTACTTCTTCTCAGGCTCGGCATCAGGATCAAAAGCCATGCCATCCTCAGTAAGAGAAATGTACTTCACAACGACGTCCTTACCGTCGGCGCCAGCAACGTGCTCCTCAGTACGAACAGCGTAACCCTTCTTGCAGAGACCAGTAACACTACCAACAACGGTAGGACCAGAAACGCCAAGCGCATCAGCGATGTCACGGTTGGTTAGCTTAGTGCCATAATTGTCGTGGAGGAAGTCGAATACCTTGCGAGAATTTTCAGTCATAATTTTAGAATCTCCTTGTTTTTTATAATTTTTTTTATATTTTTAATGGCTTGGCGCCACTAAATACGAGTTATCTCTCATTTGATATATTTATTATATCAAATCTTTGAAGAAAAGTCAAATTTTTATCCTTAGATTTTCTAAATTTTTTCTTCTTCTTTCATTGTATAAATATTATATCAAATATTTCTCAAAAAGTCAAATTTTCATTTCTACTTTCCAAAAAAAGAAATATAATATTTATAGAAGTGATTGATAATTTCTTTCTCTCTCACTTTCTATAAATATTATACTCTAAATTTTCTCAAAGTCAAAATTTCATTCTAACTTTTATAGTGAGAAAATTGAAGTTGCTTTTTCTTTTGCTTTTAGTTTCAAAGCTTTTACGCCCAAGCTTCCCTTTGAAGTCAAAGCTACTTCGCGCGTAGAGAATCTAATTGCCGCAGAACCAGTAGTTGCTACTACATCCATTACATCATTTGCTGGTAAGAATCCAACGAGTTTTTCTCCATCAGCAACTTTATGAAGTTTAGTTCCTTTTACATTACGATTAGTTTTGGGAAGTTCATCCAATGAGGTTCTACTAATCATACCATCTGAAGTTAGTGATACAATTTCGCGCGCAGAACTATCAATGACCTGAGCATCAATAACTTCATCACCATCATTGAGTTTTGCGCCTTGTACACCCATAGCAATTTTACCAACAGGAGTAATATCAGATGTACTAAATCGCATAAACTGACCGCGCGCAGTAAGAAGTCCAATGTCTTCATCATTTAGGAAAAGAATTTTACAAAGGTTATCACCTTCGCGCAGTTTGATAGCAGAAGAGCCACGGCCTGTTTTTGTTTTATACTCAGTAATAGCTGTCTTTTTTACAAGTCCGTTCTTTGTAATGAATACAATAAATTTACTTGCACTGGCTTTATCAAAGGAAGTAATATTTGTGATATACTCACTATCTGCTAATTTCAAAATTTCACTTACATTGATAAAGGTATTCAAAGGAAGCTCAGACAGAGGATAAGAATAACTCTTACCAAGATTAGAGAAAGCCATAAGAGTCCCAAGATTAGTATCTGCGACACTTTCAATGACACATTCCCCGCTTTGAAGCTTCATTTTGCTTCCAGTTCCACCACGGCGCTGAGTAATTAGAGTGGACTGTTCATTAGTGTAGATGTTGCCATAATTAGTCAGATTTACAATAAGGGCTTTTTGTTCAATAACTTCACCCTCTTCATTGGACTGTAAATCCATAACTTGTGTCCTGCGCGCATCTCCAAATTTGGTTGCGACTTCACGAAGTCCATTCTCAATTTCCTTTTTGAGAAGAGTTTCATCATTTAAAATAGACTCAATGCGCGTGGCTTCTTTTTCAAGGTCAGTTTTTTCATTTTCAAGCTTGTTGATTTCAAGATGGGCAAGACGAGATAGTTTGATATCAAGAATTGCTTTAGCTTGTGCTTCATCAATAGAGAGTAAAGACTGAAGAGCCACATTTGCTGCGCGCGTATCAGAAGATTGTTTGATAGTACGAACAACCTCATCAATCATATTGATTGCCTTGAGTAGACCATCAATAATATGAAGCCGCGCGCGAATTTTATTGAGGTCAAATGTAAAACCACGGATATATACTGCGCGCTCATGGTCAAGATGGGATTGAAGAAGTTCCTTCCATGTGAAGACTTTAGGATAACGACCATTTTCAAGCATGGTCATATTGATAGTATAATGATTCTGTAGAGAAGTATTTTTATATAAATACTTCAATACTTTTTCTGGCGTTGCATGTTTAGTAAGATAAATTTTCAAATTACTTCTATAACCGCTATTGCCAGTCAAATCATTGAAACGCTCAATACCTGGATTTTCTTCACTTTCCAGAATTTTTTCAAGCTGTTCGCAAATTGTATTCGTATATACTCCAAAAGGAACTTCACTAACAATAAAACAGCGCTCTTTTTGATTATATTCAACAAGACTGCGAAGTTTACAAGCGAATCCTCTTCCATTGAGAAGTGATTCTTTTGTCTCTTTTGGATTGAGAATAATTGCTCCAGTAGCAAAGTCAGGAAGAATAACAATATCCTCTGCGGGGGTGTCTGGTTCCCAAAGCAATTTGATAAGAACTTCATTGAGTTCTCTAATATTGAATTGAGGAACAGAACTTGCCATACCAACAGCAATACCACTACTGCCATTTACAAGATTATAAAAACCTTTACTTGGCAAGACAGACGGATATTGAAGATTATCGGCATAATTATCATGCCACTCTTCAATGGTATCTTTCTGAATATCGGCAAACAAATAATTACAAGTTTCTGCTAACCTTGTAGATGTATAACGCTCTGCTGACCAACTACCAGAACTCATAAGTGTACCTGAATTACCTTTTACTTCAGTAATAGGATATCTCATACTAAAGTTTTGTGCTGCGCGCATCATAATACCAACACAAGAACTATCACCATGAATATAAAAATCTTTCATGGCATCTCCCATGGGAGCATTAGTTTTTTCATAAGGCTTTTCATGGACATATTTATTACGCCACATGGAGTAAAAGATTTGTCTAGCAGAGGGTTTCAATAAATCACGAGAATCTACAAGTGCGCGAGACTGGAGAACTGCTCCACTATATTGAATAAAAGAATCTTTGATAATAGGAGTAAGATTTACTTCCAAAGAAATTCCTCCTTTTACATTTTATATAATTATTATAACAAAAATAGAGAGGAAAGTCAAATTTCCTCTCTACTCTTTATTCTCTAATTAGCGAGAAATCAACATTTTTGAAAATGAAGTCTGTTCGGGGTTCTACTTCTTTGCCCATAAGACTATAAAGCAAATCAAAGCTAAGCTGGTCGGGTTTGAATACATCAAGTCTTTGATATTCTGGAGTGAACATGGATTCATGGGCTTCGATTGCTTCAAGTGCTCCGAGTCCCTTCGCTCTATGAACCTCACCCTTGATTTTGCCTTGTCTGCGCGCAGTATCAAATTCTTCATCATTGAAGTAGTAAGAACGATTTTTACCTTGCTCAATAATGTATAGCGGGGAACGAAGCCAACAAAGACGACCTTCTTCAATAAATTGAGGAGCAAGTTTGAGAAGACACGCCATAATAAGTAAACCTATATGATATCCATCGCTATCAGCATCGGTGCAAATCCCAAGACGTCCATACCTAAGTTTCTTACTATCATATTTTCCAGGGACAATATTCATGGCGCTAAGAAGAAGTTTGATTTCTTCATTTTGAAAAATCTTTTCATCATCATTAGAAAGACAGTTGATAATTTTACCTTTGACACACATTAGTCCAGTTTTATCTACATTACGCGCCTGTGCCATACCATTAAGTGCGCTATCTCCCTCACAAACAAGAAGAATAGCATCTTGTCCAAGAAATTCGGCATCTTTGAGTTTATCTGATGCAAATACTTTGCGTTTCTGATTTTTTTCAATATCCTTCTGTGCATTCAAGACCTGAACTCGCGCGCGTTCTGCGGCGGCTTCGGCTTTCATTTCCTTTGTCAAGACCTCAATAATCTTGTCAAATTCATCCTTATGTCGCATTTCAAAATCTTCAAGCATTTTTGTGGTTGCGCGCTGACAAAGCCCTCGTAATTCTGGATTGTTGACTTTGCGCTTTGTTTGGTCGCTAAAAGATGGGTTAGGGACTTTACAACTAACTGCGCAAAGCATACCTTTCCGTACTAAATCAGGAGAGCTATTCTTGATTTTCTTTTTGAAGAAGTTGGTCAATGCTGTCTTGATACCTGTGCTACTTGTGCCGCCTTCGGAGTTTTCAAGTCCATTTGTGAATACATGAAATTCTTCGGTGCGCTTTTCAGTCCAACACATAACAATTTCAGTTTCAATATTGTCCTCTTGAATATTGATTGACAGAGGAGTTTTGTGAAGACTGCGTGCACCAGTATCTTTGATGAAGTCAAGCAGGCCATTATTGGAAAGATAAATAACGTGTTCATTAGTGATGTGATTGGTAAGGTCAAATTTCAGACCTTTGCAAAGATAAGACCAATCACGACACATTTTCTTGATTTCTTCAAAGTCAATTTTGATTGGCTCAAGATTGTATACTTCTTGAGAGGGAATGTATTCAACATATGTGCCATCTTTTTCCTTAGTAGGCGCGCAAAAGAGTGATTTTTTAATACCTTTTTCGAGAATGAGAATACATTGAGTGCCGCTACGGTTGCTGATGGCTTTGAAATAGTCTGAGGCGAGTGCTGTGCCTTTAGCTCCGATTCCATTCATCCCCGCGACGTTCTGATAAATTTTATTGTCGAATTTACCACCGCTATGCGCCATAGTATATACCGCCTCAATCGCATCAATTCCATCCGCGCGTGGACCGAAAGGAACTCCACGGCCATGGTCTGCTACAGCAATACGGTTATTCTCCCATAAGTCAATTTTGATGTCTTTACCATAACCCATTGTGTACTCATCAATAGAGTTGGTAATAATCTCTCTAACACTTTGAAGAACACCCATATTGTCTGCGCTTCCCATATACATGGCAATACGAGTTCTTACTGCGTCATGAAATGATAAAGTTTCAATCGAATTAGCATTATATTCCATTAGTGAAAGGCCACCTCTATTTTATAATTTTCAATTTATTTTAATTTTCGAGAGTCTGTAAAAATTCTTCTTCAATATGAATCCAACCATCCCAAGTTTCTTTCATTGCAAACCAACGTTTTCCATCAAACAAATAACCTTTAACTGTAATTAAAGGCTTAGATGGGATAACATAAGAAACTTCATAATCGTTGAGAATTTTTACATCAGTGTAATTTTTACGATATGCTTCAATATCATTTTGATTTAGATAAACACCAATAACAAATTTACGTTGAGTATAACTAATAACTTTACCAATAGGATAATTTTTTTGAAGTTCTTCTAATGTATCAAAACCATTTTTAAGATTATTTTTAGAATCCATAATAGTCTCCTTTCATTTTTATACTTTATTATATCATAAAAATGAGAAAAAGTCAAATTCCTAAGAATTTGACCTCTCAAAAATTATATGACCATTTCTATGATTATAAGATATTATTTTTACATTTTCATATATTACAATTTTGTAGTTATTTATATCTAATTCATAGTTGGTGAAAAGTTTCTTGAGATTTTCAAGGCTGTCTGCTCCATATAATTCAGTATTGCCTTTGAAAGAAACTCCTGAAGTACGAGGAGTTCCATCTAATTTATAGAAAGGACCTCCTCCATCTTCGCATTCTGCTCTGTAGACTTTCATTTTTCCTGCTTTTCAAGTTCTTCGAGTGTAATCAAAAAATCTGGATTTTTCTTTGCCCATTCTTTGAGTTGTACTTTATATTCCTGATAATTCTTTTTGTTATACCACCATTGATAAGAATACAGCCAATAAGTATTGCACAAAGCAATATATTTCCATTTTTCTAACTCATCCATATCTTTATAATCCGCGCGCAGATTAAAACCATCGGCAATTCCGAAATAATAATATCCAAAACTTTCAAATGGTTCTCGTCCACATCCTTCAAGAGGAGGAGTTGCTTCTTTGACTAATTTATTGACATCAATATTATCAAAGTCTAACTTTTTTTCAACTGGAGGTTTACTAAAAACATACATATTCTCACCACTTCATCATTACTGGTTTCTTTTTTGGTTTATTTGTCACCCAAATCAACTTATCAATCGCACGGGTGGCTGCGACATAACTCACGCAACGTTCATCAGCATTGTAGAATCGTGCACCAATAACTACTACATTCTTACGTTCAAGACCTTTACTGGTATGAATGGTCAGTACTTTGACTGTATCTCGTGCCATGGCCTCAGCAAATTCTTGAGCATCAAGTTCCGCACGCTTGAAAGAATCACATGGGATACCTGCTTTTTCGAGAACGGATTTGATAAAGGAGAGTTCTGAATTAGTACGACAAAGAACAAACCAGTCATTATAGTGACCATCATTTTTGATTGCTTCGGCGATTTGGGAATTAGTAAATTCACCTTCAATTACTTGACCTTCGGTTCCGTGCATAGGGATGGAATAATCAACATATTGTTTACCATTCTTTTTGATAATGTCTTTGGCAAAAGAAAGGATTCTGCTACCATTACGATAGTTTTTGTTTAGGTCGTATGTCATTACATCCCAATCTTGGGAGAGTTCGAGGAGTCTTGCGGGGTTGGCTCCACGAAAACCGTACAATTCTTGGCGTGGGTCAAAGAATATCATATAATTCTTAGGCTGGACCATATCCAACATAAAATATAATTCATTTTCTGTTGAATCCTGTCCTTCATCCAAAAGTAAATAGTCAACCTCTTTTACTGCCCACGGACGCTCTTTTATAATTTCAAAGAATTCATCAAAGTTTTCTTCTTGAATTAGTTTAGAAGTATCATAACCAGACATAAGTAATAAACGATTACAATAAGCATGAACAGTTCCAATGAATAGAGATGGATAGTCTCCAATTCTTTTTTTCATTTCAATTGCGGCAGCATTAGTAAAAGTAATACATACTACTTTTGATGGGTCAGCACCATGTTCAAGAATATATTTTAGTCGTTCTGTAAGGCAGTGAGTTTTTCCTACAGCGACAGAGGACATTACTAATACTTTTGATTCTTGCGTTTCTACTATTGCTTTCTGTAAATCATTCAATTCTACCATATGCTAACTCCTTTTTTATTGGATAATGCCATTCAAATTTATAACCACCAGTGTTATTTCTTTTATGCCAACAAACTTCACTTACTTTACCTCTTGGAAGTTTCAATTCTAATTCCGCTTCTTTAGGATTTTTATAAGTTTTTATTATATTGCCATCTCCATCGACTAAATCAGTTTCTGCGCAAAGTCGACTTTTTGCATAATATATCATCAAATCTAAAATTGTAGTTTCTTCATCATCTTTATATTTCCATAGATAATTTCCACCAAAATGTCTATCTTTATTACACGCTCGACTGACGCATCCTCCAGATAAATTCAAATTTTTTTCTGCTTCAGCAGCACTACTCCATTCTTTTATGAAATTACCATTGAAATCATATTGAAGGACTTTTTTACTATGATTTATAATTTTTCTCTCTAAAGCCGCGCCAGGGAGTAAAATTTGTAATCTCTGACTAATAGTGCCAATATTAGCTTCTAATAATTCACTAATTTGTCTAAGATTTAGTCCTTTATCCCATAATTCAAGAATCTCTTCATCACTATATTTCAATACACCTTCTCCGCCGCGAGTAAGGTTATAACCTTTTTTATTGTCCAAATAATAAGATTTTTTCTTATCTATCCAATATATTTCTCTTTCAGATAGAATAGAATTATCACATTCTTCTAATTGTTCAACTAAAAAGTTTTCTTCTCCATATTTTTTTATTGCTCTATGAATAAAATAATTATCAGCGTTAGTATTGGCTGAAGATACATGGTCTCTCCAACGACTTTGTATATTTTTTATTGTTTTACCAACATAAATACAATTATTTATTTTATTTGTTATTAGATAAATATAACCCATATTATCGCCTCCATAAATAAGTGTGGAGATTTGCGACAAAATATAGCAAAAAAGTTCCACTATTTATTTTATTATAATCAAAATTTTCGTAAAATTCAAATTTCAACCTCCAGCCTTCATGTTGAAACCATATTTATCCGCTCCATAAAATTCAATCCAGAATTTCTCTCTTGAACTAAGATTCTCCTTCTCCACTCTTTCAATCACTTCAAAAGTAAAATTATCAATTCCTTGTTTCTCCATCGCATCATGAATTGCCGCCCATGAAATAGTTCCAGTATGAAAAGCAGACTTACAATGCTGTTGCCAACGTGATTTTATATCTGTTGACTTACCAATATATATCCGTTCATCTGGTCCAGTAATTTTATAGATGCCACTAAATGATTCATTATTCAGTACTCGTTTCTCCATTTCTTTTACTGGGCGCGCAATATATAAGTCATAAATAAGTTTATATAACGAAGTAGTATCATGTAAACGTGGCATAATAGACATTAGAAGTTGAATGTCTTCTTTTGCGCCATGAGTAAGTTGAATTTTGTAGAATTGACTTTGTTCTTCTACTTCGCGCTTACGAAGAATTACTTCATTGATAATGCGCTGTTTTTCTTTGAAATCGGCTACTTGGGATTCAAGTAATTCTTTCTGCGCGCAGAGCGAAACAATGTCATCATTTATAGATGTAATTATCTCATTGCCATACTCAGTAATGGCTTGAGTCATTTTCTCTTTATTGACTTGTGTTTCTTCTTGTGCTGCGCGCAGATCGTTTTGAAGTCTCGCTATGGCTTGAGATTTACAACGTTGGAGTTGCTCATCTACAAGTGCAATACGATGAGTCTTATAATCTTCAAGTTTTGATTCATAAATACGTTGAAGGTTCTCTGATTGTTGTGCTTGAGAGTCTACTTCGCGCTGAAGGTCTTGTTTGCGAGATTCGAGTTGACGGTCATAGTAATTGAGTTCAGACTGTTTAGACTCAATTTCTTTTTGACGCTCTGCGCGCAGTAGTGAAATTTGGGAACTATGATAATCTAACTGTTGTTGATAGTTAGCATCCAACTCATTCTTTCTGCGCGCGTAGTCGGTTTCAAGTTTCTGTTTTTCTTGTTCGTATTCTGCGAAATCTCGTTTAGTCAGTTTGAGATATTTTGATTTTAGATAATTTCCATAGATAATAAATAGTATAATAACTATTATAACTACGCCGGTTATAATATAATTCATATCACTCCCTCCATGATATATTTACCCTATAATTATATTATAACATAAAAAGAAAAGAGTGTCAAATTCTGACACTCTCCTCTTTGATTAGAACTTCCCATCCCTAGAAAGTTTGTTATAACATTCTACTATATACCCATATTCAATATCCATCTGTCCATTTGTCAACTGATTGGCTTTCAATAAGTCCTCATATTTCTTGTGGATTTTGAATATATGTTTGAAATCATCTAATGTAAAATCTATATTACCGTGCCTAAGTTGTGCAGCAAAGTGAAGTATTTGATACCTAATGCGGTCAATTTCATTTTTATCAACTTTTTCATTCAATAATTTGAACATATCATTCTGCGCGCGGTTGATGTTTTCTACATCATCAAGACGGTCTGAAACATCATCAATTTTACTAAGTATTTCACCGTAGACTTCTTCTTGATGCTCTTTGAATTTGTCAATCAAACTATCAGCGGTTTGCTTGGAAATTTCTTGGATATGCTGTCTTCGTTTTTCCTCTCGTTTGGCAACTCGATTTTTGCCTGCGGTCGTAAAAGTTTCAAAAAATTTGATTATACCTAAAATCGCGCCGAGAAAGCCCGCAATAGCAATAACTCCGCCAGAGAGATACTGTATGTATTGTAAAAGCATTACAACACCTCCCTCACCAGATATAAGTAGTTTTGATGAGGGAGGTTTATACAGATTTACGCACTCAAGACGGAGTTAGATAGTCATTATGAAATTTTGACTTGACAAGATATTGCGGACGCAGTAAGTCAGTAAAAGAATGAATTGTTGAAAGTTCCCAATATGGGATACGATAGAGTTTTATTCCGCGTGCGAGACAGTATGAGTTTTTCTTACGGTCTCGTTCGCGCGCAGCAAGATAACCTCGGTGATTTGTGAAGTGAGAAATTTGCTGATAATGGGCTTCTCCATCGAACTCTATACACATTTCAAAGCTTGGCAGATAGAAGTCATAACGAAGTGGTACATTTCTCTTTCCGTGTAAATCTGGAAATGTCTTTTCTCTCTCAAATTTTACACCTTCTGCGCGCAGAATAGAAACAATGTAATCTTCACCTTTACTCATTAGCAATCTGTGAGAACTCACACTCGCGCGCAGTCTTATCGGTTCTCCACTCCATGATTTTCGCATGACGGAATTTATATGTGTCTGGTTCAATTTCCATGGCATTGATGGAAACTACACGACCAATCCAGTTATCGGGGTCATTGACAATGCCATCTTTGACTTCTTCGGTGATACCAGAAATCCAACCGACTGGATAAATTTCATCACCTTTATATACTCCAATTTCTACTGCACTTGCCCAGTCGTTATAGTATCCTTTAGAGATGGGATAGTAAGGCTCGCCAAGACTATACTGCTTGTAATAATCGCCATAGAACTTCTCTTTTGTCTGTTCGTTCTCCCAATACTTCCAATCTTCAATATGGTCGCCATTGTAAGCGCGTGTAGATGGTTTATAGCGACCAGTCAGGAAACAATCAATGTAATTGTCGAGTTCTTTCTTGATTTTGAGAGTCTTTTGGGCAGTACGCTTACCTGGTTCAGCATGAGAGTCTGCGCGAGTAATAACGATGCCTTCACCACCAGAACCCATAACACGCATGAGTTCATTCCAGAGAGCATCACCTTCGTAGTACTTTGCGAAATGGACATACTGCGCGCCTGCGAACTTTTCTGCGATTTTAGCAAGTAATTCAAAGCGTTCGCGCGCAGTGAGAGAAAGACAGGAATGGTTGTTATATGCCCATACGTCAAAGACATAAAGCCAGAGATAACCATCTTTCTGCTGACGAGCAATGGCCTTGTCTTTCAAACAACCCATGATAGTTGTGATTTTGCGCGAGGAAGTATTTTTTTCCATATGAAGTTCACAAAGAAGACAAGTTCCATTTGGAAGTGCTTCGAGGAAAGGAGTAAATTGTGGACACCAATCAATCTTATCTGTCATTTCGCCAGAAACAGAAGGGTTACGAGCAATAAGATGAAAATTACTATCTTCATCACGAATACATTTTTGATATGTACCATCTATTTTTTCTGCTCCCATGTAGTCGCCAGAATAAATACGATTGCGAATGTCAGTTTTGACGTCTTTCTTCGTTTTAGGCAAAGTCCAATATTTTTCTGCTGGCAGATTGATAAAGTCAATTCCATCAATATATCCGTTCATATAATCCTCCTATACAATTCTTTCATTATACTTATATTATATTTCAAATTTCACAAAAAGTCAAATCTTTTTGGTATCTGAAAATTCTGTACTCCCATATGGCGGCGCGTACTTAGAAAATGAGAGTAGAAAATATTTTAGGAGGCGCGCAATGAAAAAGAAACTTCTCTATGCTGCGGCTGCGGCTTCGCGCCGTAGACAACTTATAATGCGATTGATGATGTCACTTGGAGGTAAAATGTGATGAAAGATAAAAAATTTCATATTGAAGCATCAAAACTATTTACCGACCTATCATTTCTACTTGCTTTTGGCTTTGTAGTGTTTTGTTGCTATGAAATGCACAGACTTCAAGATTTGACTCCTATTGCATATCTTGGTGCTGGTGTGCTCGTATTACTCGGCTTGGTGGTCAATGCCTACATGAAGCGCGCCGCCGCAAAAGACTTAGCAAATCAGAAGATTTATGAGACTAAAATAATGTCAGAACTAAAAAAGAAATACGGTGATGATTTCCACGAAGGGGAAGTTCACGATGTAGATATTAGAGTATAAGGGAAGAGGACTGGAATTATCCAGTCCTCATTTTTATACATATTGAAGTAGCCAATTAGTAAACTCTTCTGCGCGCGTAGTCAAGTCCTCTACAGTACCATCATTGTTGATATAGTAATGATATGAGAAGTTCTCAACACCATCATCAGAGTCATTTCCCATGGGGACGTTGGCATTTGAACGAAGAACAAATACTGCGGTCGCGCCAAGACGTTCAACATACTGTTGGATTTCTTCGGGTTCGCGTACCATAACAAAAACATAAATTGTTTCGTTAGGGAAAAGACTTTCTTTCTTTTTGGCATACTCATGTACGTCTCTCATTGAGAGATTACCCCATGGAGAATTGACCAGTAATCTCTTCAAATCACTCAAAAATTTGCGCGCTTCTGGTGTTTTGCTACCATTCCAGCCTGCGCGCAGAGCAAGTTCTTTTACCATTGCTACTGAGGAATATTGGAAAGTAGCGAAGCCGCGAAGTTCGAGTTCATCACGCACAAGCGCTGCAAATAAACTTTTGCCGCTACGAGGATAACCATTAACAATCACATATTTTATCATTCTTTTTCTGCTCTCCTTCTTCCATTTACTGCGAGACCATCAACATAATTGTTCCATTTAGCTGTAAAACTATCATTTTTAGTTTGATGACCTCTTACTTTTCTATATTCAAATCGTGTATCATCAAAAGTGGGAATGAGTTGTTTCCAGAGTTCTTTATTGGCTACTGGAGTTTTCTGCGAGGTCTGCCAACCATTTACCATCCATTTCAAATACCAACCTTGAGTAACGCAATTTATAAGATAAGCACTATCACTATAAATAATATACTCAAGTTCTCTGACAAAGCCACTCTTATTCATCAAATTCTCTTTGATATATTTTACTGCTTCTACTGCGGCAGTAAGTTCACCCCAGTTATTAGTAGTTCCTTTTTCTCCACCGCGGTTAGAATGAATTATATTTTCTTTATCATCAAGAATAACATAACCCCAACCGCCGACTTGATTAGGCTGTCCGTTTCTTGCGCTAGCACCGTCAGTAAAGATATAATACATAATTATTTATTATCCTTTCTTATAATAAGCAGTATATACATCATGGATTAGTTCAATAGGTAATTTTACATTACGACAAATATTACCCATTGTTTGATAAGCATCTAAATAGCAACCATCATTTTTAGCATTTGCCTTTTTGAAATTAGTTTTATGTTTATATTTGAACCATAGATATTTGAATAATGACATATCAAGATAAAGAGTCTTATTGAATATACTACAATATTGAGTAGCAAGTTCATAAAGAACTAAACAATAATCATCTTTACTATCAAAATTGATAATAGTAAGACCATTATAATCTTTTGCAAAAGAATGAAGATAATAAATACCACTATTTAGAATTTTATCAAAATTATCATACTGTTCATCAGTATATACAAGATTACTTTCCATATATAATCCTCCAATTATTTTATAATTATATTATAACAGAATTTTGAAGAAAATCAAATTTTGACTTCTAACTAAAATTGTAGTATTCGCGTGCGCCCGCGCGTATTATTTATATGTATAATGGAGTGCTCGGTTGTTCAAATTTGATTTTTGTTGAAAATTTTGGTATAGTATTTATAGAAAGTGAGGGAGATAAGAATGTGGGAAGCAACTCGTAGAGTAAAAGTAGTTAGTTATGATAGTTTTTTCAATTATGAACTTTTAGGAATGATTGGCATGGCAACTGAACCAAATGAAGTTGGTAATGTTATGTTCTATCCAGATAGATGTATCCCTTATCGAATTGTTTTGAAAAATGAGTTAGTTGAAGATATTGATTGAAAGGAGTAACTATGGCTAAGTTATCTGACGAAAAAATTGCTGAAATCCAAAAGCGATATGCTGAATGTGGTGTTTATGCTCAAGTTGCCAGAAAACTTGGTGTATCTCCTGCTACAGTCAAGAAGTATGTCTCTTCCTCTGATTCTGCGCGCAGTCCAAAAGTTAGTGTTCCTATCATCAAATTTGAGGGTGAACCTCTTCCTATTGAACAAATTGTGTCTCCCTTGACTCATCAAGGTTGGTTAGACTGGTGTTCATTTACTAATGATGATTTGAAGAGTGTTGAAAGTTTGAAAGGAGAACTGTGATGAAGTGGTTTGTATTAGAAGAGACTCCTTATCATAACGATGAATGGACTATCCGACCCTCTAATAAATTTTATGAGACCTTTCCTGGTGTTCGTGGTTCTTATCTGGTTTATCCTGCGCGTTTATGTGGGTTTACGTATGGCGATTGGTGTAGATATTGTAGAGATAATTATCGAGCAAAACTCTATGGCGGTTCTAAGTACATTGTTGTAACTTTTCCTAATAAGGAAGATGCAAATACGTTAGCAAAATTTTTAGACAATAGAATGAATAAAATTGTAAAGGAGTAAATGAAATGAAGGAAAAGAAGATTTTCAAGATTGAGAACGAGGGCTCGCAGAAGAATCCGAATCGTAACTACATTGAGTATTATGTCAATCCAGAGAAGCGAGTGGTGACTGCGGTTCTTATTGGTGTGCGTAAGGAAATGATGAATATGTTTGAGAAGAAGTGTATTCAATATGGTTTCTCTGCGCGTAGTGATATTTGGTTTCTTGGTGAAACTTCGGCACTTCATGATGCAATGAAGACCATTCCTGATAAGATTATTGCATCTGCTACCTGTGCGCCGGAGGACGAGTATGATACAGAAGTCGGTTGCAACATCGCGCGTATGCGTCTGCTTCAGAAGCTGTACTATTACCGTGAGAAGGTTGCTTGTATTCTATCCGCTAATATTGGACTTCTTGATTGCTTGCTGAGCGACTATGAAGATTTTTGTAGTGCCAAGCAGTTTGAGCTTGAAGATGCCATCAACGATGTTATTGCTGAGAATGAGAAGTAATTCAATTTGACTTTTCACTAAAATTCAACTATAATAAATATATAATCAATAAAGGAGATATATAAATGGAACTTGAAAAGATGGCTGTGAAGGCCCAGGCAGAAACCCGTGCTAATCTCTATCGTATTGTTACTGATGCTCTTGAAGTCGAGAAGTTTCCCACTCAGCCAATTAAGGGTGGTCGTCTGATTGACCTTGGTAATGGTTACTATGGTAAGGTGTCAATTAGTATTATTGACCCTAGTAATGTTGAACCTGCTATTCAGGCATATGCTGACCAGATGCGCGTCAATGCGGCTCGTGCTGCTGAGCGCGCAGAGAAGGAAGCGGAGAAGGCTAGTAAGGCTGCTGAGCGCGCCGCGAAGAAGGGCGAGTAATAAGTTAGACCACCGGAGAAATCTGGTGGTCTTTTTATATGTTTGAGTGCCGCGTCTGCTGTATTTTATAGTGGGCGCGGTTTACTTATATAGAGAGAAATATCAGACCTTCGGGTTAGTTTATATAAGGAGGTTTATATGAACAGTACGATTGAATTGACCGTTAGAAATAAGGATATTCATGTTAGAAAGGCAGATAAGTTAGTTACTGGCCAGACTAATAATGAAATAAAGTTTCATTTTGACGGTGAACCTTGGAATAGTCTAAGTAAGTCAATTGTTTTTAGAGTTGAAGATTTAAAAATGCTGGTTGCTCTTAATGAAGATACAGTAAAGATACCTTTTGAAATTTTTGACGAGATTTATTTAGGAAAAATTGTTTATATTGGTATTTATGGATTAGATAGTGCTGGTGTAGTAATTTATCCAACTCCATACTTTAGACTTGGTGTTATTGAAAGAGGTGCTAATACCGAGGGAGCAAGTAATCCAAGTACTCCAAGTTTGAATATTGATAAGGAACTGCTTGATAAGGCTTTGAAAGCTGCTGATGAAGCTAAAACTGCTGCGGCAAGTGCAGAAGTTGATGCAAATAGCGCCGCTGAATCTGCGAAATTAGTATCTGAAAAAACAGAGATTACTAAGACTAACGCTGATAGAGCAGAAGCTGCGACAAAACAATATCCTCGTATCAATGGGGATACGGCGCATTGGGAGACATGGGACCCTGCGGTTGGTGGTTGGAAAGATACTGGCACATTGGCGGAGTTCAAGATTAGAAAGACCTATCCTACTGTTGATGCTATGAATGCAGACTTTAGTGGAACGAGCACTGATATTGGCGATTTCGTGATGATTGCTGGTAGTGTAGAAGACCCCGATACTGCTAAGTTATACGTGAAAGGCGAGACTGCTTTTGAGTATATTACAGACCTAAGTGGTGCTCAAGGTATGAAGGGCGAAAGTGCCTATGACCTTGCTGTAGCAAAGGGATATTATGAAGGAACAGAAGATAACTTTGCTAAGATGCTTGGTGATGCGGTAAATAAAGAGCCAGATAGACAAACCGCTGAAATTGAACGCAGGAAAGCTGAAACTGCTCGTGATGCTGCTGAGAAGCTTCGTGCGCAGGCCGAAACTCAACGAAACAGTAATGAAGAAACACGCGAAAAAGCCGAGGCCTCCCGCAAGGAAGCGGAGGGACTGCGCGCAAGCGAGGAAGAAAAGCGTCAGAGCGCAGAAACTGCGAGAAAAACTGTGGAAGACAGTCGTGTGGCGGCAGAGAAGGTACGCAATACTTCTGAAGACAGTCGTGTGAAGGCTGAAAGCGGTCGTGCTTCCGCTGAAACCGCGCGAGGAACTGCTGAGTCTGGTCGTGTCGATGCTGAGAAATTACGTGTAACTGCGGAATCTGGTCGTGTTGAAGCTGAGTCCGATCGTGTTACTACTGAAGGCGAAAGAGTTGCTGCGGAATCAACCCGCGCGCAGAAGGAAACTGGGCGTCAGACTAATGAGACTAATCGCGGAAAAGCAGAAGATGCTCGTGTTGAAGCAGAAAAAGGTCGTGTTACTGCGGAAAGTAGCCGTGTAACTGCCGAATCTGGCCGTACAACTGCCGAAGACGCTCGTAACAATGCAGAGACTAATCGTCAAACAGAAGAAAGTAAACGTGTAAAAGCAGAAACTGACCGTACCTCTGCCGAGTCCAAGCGTGCAACTGCGGAGTCTGGCCGTTCAACCGCAGAAGGTGAAAGAGTTACCGCTGAATCGGCCCGCACGCAGAAGGAAACTGAGCGTCAGACCGAAGAATCTAAACGGGTCAAGGCTGAGTCTGACCGCACAACTGCTGAGAATGGCCGCGTTACTGCTGAATCCGACCGTGTTACAGTAGAAGACAATCGTGTCAAAGCAGAAAATGCTCGTATAACTGCCGAAAACAATCGTGCTGATGCAGAAGAGACGCGCGCGGCACAAGAAGAAACCCGTCAGAACAATGAACTCTCTCGTATCAAGGCTGAGAATAGCCGTGCTACTGAAGAATCTAAACGCAATAACGCTGAAACTTTGCGTGCCTCCTACGAACAGACTCGTAGAGAAAATGAAACTACCCGTCAATCAAACGAAGCTATTCGTAGAGCAAATGAGGCTGCGCGCGAAGTATGGGAAAATTATACTCAAGATAAAACTTACTATAAAGGTAATAAAGTTGCCCTCAATGGTAATAGTTATGTTTGTTCTGTTGAATCTACTACTGATGTACCTGGTCAAACTAATTCATGGATACTCATTGCCAAGAAAGGTGATGGACTTGTAATTGAAGATAAGTATGCTACACTTGCAGACTTACGCAACGCCAACCCTGATCACACATATACTTATCAAGTCACCGCCGAGAATAATGAACTATTCATTTACTCCGAAGCAAACTCTGATTGGGTGTCTATTGGTGCGCTCCAAGGGCCAAAAGGTGACGCTGGTTCTAAGGGTGATAAGGGTGATAAAGGTGACACTGGTGAAACTGGTGCTACCGGTGCTACTGGTGCGACCGGTCCTGCCAATGTATTGTCTATTGGTTCTGTAATTAGTGGTGCTGCACCTTCTGTTACTATTACTGGTGATTCTCCTACTCAAGTTTTGAATTTTGTACTTCAAAAAGGAGACAAGGGAGAACAGGGTGATAAAGGCGACCAAGGTGAAAAAGGTGATAAAGGTGATGCCTTTACTTATGCTGATTTCACTCCTGACCAACTCGCGGCACTCAAAGGAGAAAAAGGTGAAAAAGGCGACCAAGGTCTTCAAGGTGAACAAGGCCCCATTGGCCCCGCTGGTACTTATACTGCTGGCACAGGTATCAAAATTGAAGATGGTACTATTAGTGCAACCGCAGAAGTTTATACTGCTGGAGATGGTATTAGTATTACTAATGGTTCTATCAGCGCGCGACTTGGATCGGGTCTCAAATTTGATACCGAGAAAAAAATCGCACTTGATGAGTCTATCTTCGTCGAATATACAGATGACGAAATTACCAATTTTTATAACACTGTCACGGTCTAAATTTAACCGTGATAGTGTTACGAATTTATTATAAATTAAAATTCACTTTCTCACTTATTTTGTGGGAAATGGAAATCTAAAAGTAGGAGGAAATAATCATGGCGTCTATTTTGCGTAAAATTGGCAATGCTGATAACGTTGCTGTAAATTATTATGAAGTAGATACAGAACGCGATATGTGGGAAATTGATGTTTCTAACGCGCCGATGGGCAGTCGTTGTTATGTTATCAATACTGGTTCAACATATGCTCTAAATAGTAGCAAAGAATGGAAGTTAGTTCCCACTGGTGGTGGCGGCGGAACTCCTTCTGGTGATGTTATTTATGATGGTGGAACCACTTGAGGTGAAATAAATGGCACAAGTTATTAAAACAACTTTTAAATTTCGTCGTAATTTAGCATCTTATTGGGCAGAAAAAAATCCTGTTCTTGCCGAGGGCGAACCTTGTTTTGAACTTGATACTGGTAAACTAAAAATTGGTAATGGTACTACTGCTTATAATGATTTACCATATATCAATAGTGATTCAGTTCAAATTGAAATTGCTACCGAAGATGTTATCGGCGCAGTATTGAGTTCTACTGAAAAGAACCATGTTTCTGTTGATGAAAAGGGTCACATGGAAGTCAATGAGATTGGCGTAGAGAAGATAACCAATACTAATGGAATTACTTTGGTTATTAATGGCGGCGTAATTGAATAAGGAGGTAAACAATGGATAAGAAAGTTCTATCTACTGTTATCCAGTTACGCAGAGGAACTGAAGCACAGTGGGAAGCAATAAAGAATGAGTTTGTTCCTGCGGCGGGTGAGCCATGCGTAACTCTTGATGGCGCTAATGCTGGTCAAATCAAGATTGGCAATGGTATTAATTTTTGGGGTGCGCTGAAATATTCTGGTGTCGGCGGCCTTGATGTAACAAAGATTTATGGTGATACCGTTGATAGTTCTAAAGCGACTATTGATGGAGTTACTTATACTACTACTTCCGATGCTATTGCCGCAGTAGTCAATAATGCTACCGTGAAGATGAGTGGCGGTCTTTCTGAAGGCGAAAGTCTGAATATTGATAAGAATATCACTCTTGATATGAATAGCGCTGTTATTGTTGATGATGAGAAGTGTCCTATGAAAGTTGATACAAGTGGTGAACTCACTTTGACTGGTAATGGTAGTGTTGAGTGTAATAAGAATGTTGAACCTGCTATCAATAATTGCGGCAAGATGATTATTGAGAATGGTAGTTATACTCGAACAGTTGATGAAAAGAATGATACTTTTTATACTATCCTAAATCATGGTGAGACAACTATCAATGGTGGTGTTTTCCAAGCACCTGGTAATGTATCAAGTATGATTGAGAATGGCTATTGGGATTATAATTCTACTGACCCCAAATATGGTCATGTTGATGGACAAAATGCTGAAATTTGTACATTGACTATCAATGGCGGTACTTTTATCAATGCTTTCTATATTATCAAGAATGATGATAATGGTATTGTGAATATCAATGGTGGCAAGTTCTATGGTACTATTTTCCATAATGGTATTGAGATGACTATCAATGATGGATATTTTGAAGTTAGTGATGGAACCTATAACATTGGTTTGAGAAAGTTGAATGATAATATGAATGCTGGCAAGACTGTTATTAATGGCGGCATTTATGTTTCTAATGGCGAGTCTAACTTCAAAATCAATGACGGTGAACCTGAAGTGATCATCAAAGGTGGTAAGTTCAACAAGAAAGTTCCCGTAACATTTATTGCTGAGGGATATGAACAAAATCTTGTTGATGGATACTATGTAGTAACTAAAACTGTGTAAGGAGGAATGAAGTATGTTCAATGTTGCTTATGCTGATAAAAATAAAATTCAGAATGGCATTGCACAAGGCGTCATTCCCAATGAGAGTTTGATTATTACCAATAATGATGCTAATGCCGCAGAATTGAGTTATTATGATGAAAAAGGCAATTTGAAATCTATTGTTAGAAAAACTCAATTTGAAAGTGAGAATGAAGCACTTTTGTGGATAAATAAATATAGTTATGCTGGCGTAAATATTAGTGTATTTGATGCCAAAAATAATCGCTGGAATAGTTATATTGTTGGAACCGACAATAAAATGAATAAGATTATCAACGATGATAATGCCGCGGATAGTGTTACTGAAGCACTTGATGGTATATTCATTAATGGTGGTTCTGCTACTATTACCTAAATTAGTGTGGCTTTGGCCACTTCTAATATAAAATGTTCTAAAGAACAAGAATAATCAAGGAGGAATAATTTTATGCCTACTCTGAATACTCGTATTCAACTCCGTCATGACGTGAAGGCTAATTGGGATGATAATAGTTCCGTAGTTCTAAAGGCTGGCGAAGTTGGTATTGAGACTGATACCAGTAAAATGAAAGTTGGCGATGGCACTAAGACTTGGGCTGAACTAAAGTATGCTGGTGGCGATGCCGCTCAGAATTTCGATGTTGTTCCCGAGAATGAAGAGACTGATGTCGCCGCTATTACTCGTGTTGTTGGCGCGGCTGAACTTCATGTTGGTGATACTGCTATTGTTAAGCGTGTAATTTCTGGTGATAAGACTTCCTATACTGCCTATGTTTATGATGGTGAGTGGAAGGCTATGGATGGTAATTATCGTGCTGACAATGTGTATTTTGATGATGATATTACTTATACTGTTGCTATTGGTACTCTTGCTAAGCCTTCTGGTTCTGCTAAGTTTGCCGCTAAGGGCAAGAATGTTGAGCAGGTACTCTCTTCTTTAATGGCTCAGGAAGCCAATCCTTCCAAGTCTAATCCTGCTGTTTCCTTCAGCGCGCAGGGTGGTTTTGGTACTTTTGAGATTGGTACTAAGAAGAATTTGACTTATACTGCTGCTTTATCTACTGGTAGTTATACCTACGGTCCTGCCACTGGTATTACTGCTCAGACTTGGGAAGTTAGTTGTACTGGTGTTACTGGTACTAAGTCTACCGCAACTGGCACTTTTGAGAATGTAGTTGCTGAAGCCACTGCTAAGAAGATTACTGCTAAGGCCACTTACAATGAGGGTACTGTTCCTGTTACTAACCTTGGTAATCCTTATCCTGCGGGTAAGATTGTTGCTGGTACTGCTAGCAAGGATTCTAGTGAACTAAAAGGTGTCCGTTATATGTTCTGGGGTCCAATGACTGACGCAGATATGGCTCTAAACTCTGCTAATATCCGCGCGCTTGCACATAAACAGGCTACTAGTACTGGTACTCTTAGTACATTTGGTGCTGGTGCCGGCGCGAAGAAGGTTGTTGTTGCTGTCCCTGCTGGCCGCAAGATTACTAAGGTTCTTATGCCCAGTGCACTCAATGCTGATGTTACTGCTCTGTTTGTAAAGCAGGGTTCTCAGTCTAGTGTTGAAGGTGCTGAGGGTTATACTGCGGCTGCCTATGATGTCTATGTATATCAGCCTGCCTCCATTGATGCTGGCGAGACCTATTCCGTCACAATTGGTTGATTTTAGAAAGGAGGTAAATATATAATATGGCTACTATTATGAATAATGCTGCTTATATGGGTTTCCCACTTAGTATCAAACGTGGTAATCCCGCTCCTGTTGATACTACTGCCGTTTGGTATAATAAGGCTGAACTTGAAACCTATGCTGCTTCTGGTGCTACTGCTTATGTTGGCCAGATTCTGACCCTCTATACCGATAGCAAGGCTGAAGCCTACATGATTGCTGATGAGGCTGGCACTCTTGTCAAACTTGCTCAGACCACCGCTTCTGGTGACCTCGCAAGCGATGTTGCCGCTCTTCAAGGCCAAGTCAATTCCCTTATTGCTAAGGTTGGCGCCGCCGCAGAAGGTGAGACTGCTGCTACTGGTTTGTATGCCCTGATTGATGAAGTCAAGGCTCTTACTAACTCTAAGATCGCTTCTGTTGGTGCAACTGATGCTTCTGTTGCAGTTGATAGTTCTACTGCTACTGCTCCTAAGATTCAGGTTCAGATTTCTAAGGTCGAGAACAATGCTCTGACTCTTGCTGATGATGGTCTAAAAGTTATTGTTCCTGATGTTACTCATCCCGAGTACACCATCAAGAAACTAGAGACGGCTACTGCTGGTATGTCCGCTTCTTATCAACTGACCAAGGACGGAACTGGTGTTGGTGCTGTCATTGATATCCCCAAGGATATGGTTGTTGAGAGTGGTACTGTCGAGACCAATCCTACTGGTCAACCCGCTGGCACTTATCTGGTACTCACTCTTGCTAACAAGACTAGTGATAAAGTTTACATCAATGTTGGCAACCTAATCGAGTATGTCACTGCTGGTGATAGTCCTGATGGCATGGTCGTTGTCAGTATTAGTGACGACCACAAGGTAACTGCTACTCTTGGTAATGCTTCTATTACTGAGGCAAAGCTCGCTAAGGAAGTAACTGATAAACTTGCTAAGGCTGTATCTGCTGTTCAGTCTGTTACCGCTGGTAGTGCTAATGGTACTATCGCTGTTAATGGTAAGGATGTTGCTGTTACTGGTTTGGCCGATGCTGCTTATGTTACTGTTGCTTCTCTGAATAAGACCGCCCAGGACAAGGTTGACGCTGCTAAAACTGCTCTTGAAGGTACTGATTCTGATGATAAAACCGCTGCTACCATCAAGGGTGCTAAAGCTTTTGCCACTGACGCTGCTGCGACTGCCAAGAGTGATGCTATTGCCGATGCGAAGGCAAAGATTGATGCACTCAAAGTTGAGGATACTGCTGTTGCTAATAAGTTTGTAAGTGCTGTTAGCGAGACTGGTGGTAAGATTGCTGTTGAGCGTCGTGAGCTAGTCGCCGATGACGTTCCTGAACTTGGTATCTCCAAGATTTCTGGTCTACAGGGCGCGCTTGATGCTAAGCAAGATACCGTGACCTTCAATACCGCTTATGATGCCGCGACTAATAAGGCTGCGACCATGAGCGACGTCAGTACTGCTAAAAATGCTGTCGTTGGCAAGACTGAAGACCTCTCTAGTGTTGATACTATTAAGGGCGCAAAGAAATATGCTGAGGAGAAGGCTGGTGCGGCTCTGACTTCTGCTAAATCCTATGCCGATGGTCTTGTTGGTACCGAATCTGCGATTGCTGGTCGTGTGGCCGCCCTTGAAGGCAAGCACGCTAAGGGTAAGACTGTTGCTCAGGAAGTCACCGCTGGTATTGATGCTCTCAAACTTGCTGATACCTATGCTGCTAAGAAGGCTACCGAAGACCATATTGCTAATGGTGATATTCACGTTACTGCTGCTAAGAAGACCGCTTGGGATGGTGCCGTAAGCAATGTTGAGACCTTGATGGGCACTGAGGCCACTACTGGTTCTGTCAAGCAGATTGCGAAGTCTTATGCTGATGGTAAGGATGCTGCTATTGCGGCTGCCAAGTCTGCTGGTGATAATGCTCAGACTGCTGTTGATGCTCTTGGTACTAAGGTTGGTACTATTCCTACTACTTCTAAGGCTACTTCTGTTGTTGGTTATGTTGACGAGCAAGTGAAGGCAGTCAAGGATGCGGAAGTTGATTATACTGTTACCGTTACTCCTTCTACTGTAGAAGGTATTGCTAAGCGTTATACTATCGCTCAAGCATCTACGGGTCTGAATGTCAATATTGATATTCCCTCTGACATGGTGGTCAAGAGCGGTACTGTTGAGACTAATCCTGCTGGTCAACCTGCTGGCACTTATCTAGTACTTACTCTTGCTAATGCGACTAATGACAAGGTTTATATTGATGTTGGTAGTCTGATTGAGTATGTTACCAGTGGTTCCAAGGTTGGTGACATGGTAGTCGTTGATGTTAGCGCCGACCATAAGGTGACTGCTACTATTACCGATGGTACTATTACTAAGGCTAAGTTGGAAACTGCCGTTCAGACTTCTCTTGGTCTGGCTGATACTGCACTTCAGGCCGCCGCTCTTGAACCTTATGCCAAGACTGTTGATGTTGCTAAGGGTTATGTGGCTAAGAATGGCACTGACCGTCTGATGACTGCGGATGAAGGTACTAAACTTGCGGGTATTGCCGAAGGCGCGCAAGCGAACGTTATTGAGGCTGTCAAGGTTGGTGGTACTGCTCTTGCGATTAGTGAGAAGGCAGTTGATATTACTGAGATTAGTACTGACCTACTGAAGAATGGTAAGGAACCTTTGATTATTAACTGCGGTGGCGCGGCTGAATAACTGAAATAATGTTGAGTGGGAGTGAAATGCTCCCACTCAACTCCCAAAATTTGACATGATGATAGTGAATGTGATATAATATATATAGTGAGAGGAATCTCACCTGACTTGGAAGTGATAGTCAGTAGAACTCCTGGAAGTGATGGAGGGAAGATGACGAACATGACCGAGGAAGGAAGTGTTCGTTTTTTTTGTTTATATAGACTGACTATTCTCTCACTCTCGCGCGCCTGCCAAAATTTGTAGTAAGTTTTGTAGTGGTTTTTGTAGAAAATGTACAAAGCCGCGAGAGTGTGAGTTGATATAGGGAGACATGATTTTGATCTGCGCGCGAAGTGTGCGGAAATAACAGACTAAGGAGGTACTTATGAGTAAAGAAATAAAAGCTCGTGTTCAACAGAAGCATGGAACCAAAGCCGAGTGGGACAAGGCGACTAGTTTTGTGCCACTAAAGGGCGAGTTGATTGTTTATACTGATATTGGACAATTCAAAGTGGGAGATGGGACGACTACGGTTGTGAATCTGCCATATAAAGACGTGGAGTATACGGATACGGAAGTTGAGAATCTGTATAATGTGGAGTAAATGGGAGTTGTCAGCATTTCAGAACCGATAGCACCCGTGGAAGAAATAATTATCAAAACCGATTTATAACTCTTAAAGGAGGTAATAATCTATGAAGTATATTGGCGAAAATGCCATTAAAAAACTTATTGCCCTTATCAAGGGTGATTTAGCAAAGAAACAAAACTCTATCACTGTTTCTGGACTTCTCAAAGGCGATGGAACTACCATTAGTGCGGCAGTCGCAGGAACAGACTACGCGGCGGCTTCTCATAACCACGACAGTTCCTATTTCAAACTAAGCGGAGGTAAACTTACTGGAAATCTTGAAGGCAAGTATATTACTGGTACATGGTTAAAAACAACTGATGCCACTGCTCTTGGTTCTGCGGCTACAAAAATTTGTGTGCTCGATGGTAGTGGTTGGATATATTATCGAACTCCAGAACAGATTCGAAGTGATATTGGAGTTCCCGCCGCAGACACTGCCATCCCTGATGCCACCATCACTTCCATCTGGAACTCCGTAACTGTCTAAGGAGGAACTGACTATGGCACAATTTTTAGATAATGCTGGCCTCACCACTCTCACCACTCTCATCAAAACCGACCTTTCCACTCTCAAGCCCTCGGCCTGTCTTGTCACTCTCAAGGCGAGTGGATGGGATGCAACTGCGAAAACACAGACTGTGACGGTGAGTGGCGTGTCTGCTGATGAGGCGAGTTGTATGATTATTCCCATGCCTGCATGGGCGAATCAGAGTGCGTATAATGATGCGGGCGTGAATGCTGTGGGACAGAGTGCGGATGGAGTGACATTTGGGTGTGACAGTGTTCCGAGCGTGGATTTGAAGGTTTGGGTGACATGGGAGAGTGTGAGGGATAAGACACCACCTT